TTAGCAACCGAACTCATTAATACGTTACGGTTCATGCCCTTAAAGGTAGAATCTTCTCCGCCTGCATAATAAAATGTGCCCCAATCTAAATTAGGGAAAAACATAAAATCAGTTTGTACAAATCCATTAGCAGGGTTGCCACTGATTGGAGTTCTTAGATGTACTTCTCCGCCTTTGCGTACCCACTCACGTGGATCCTGTCCTTGACTTTGAATAAACTGAGATAGTTTAGCGGCTAGTTCTTCTTTGCTTGTGTCTGATATATCAACTGCTAAGTCTAGGTCTCCAGACGTTGCTTTGCGCCCGGTACTGCCTAACCAACGTTCTTGGGGAAACTTTATGCCAGTGACACGTTCTACCCAGCGAATAGTCGCAGGAACATCCGCTTGATTAATGCGTTGAGTTAATGGTTGCCCTTGGGCATCTTTGAATACGTTTCCACCTTCTAGTAAGTTCATCATTGTCCTATCTCAAGCCCTGCTGCTTTGGCTAACGCATTTAACACTGCGCTTCCTGTGTTTCTAATAGTGGTGCCACCCTTGAGTTCTGAACGAACTGCTAGATTTAGTGCTTGTAACTGATCAGCAGACAATTGAATATTGTTTCTACTTAACAAATCAACTTCAGCACTCGGTTTTGCGGCTGTCTGTGTAGTAGGCACCGGCTGAGATGGTGTCTGTGTTGATGCACCACCTGATCTAACAAACATATTACCTGCAATGGCGGCATTTAAATATTTTTCAACTGCTTGCTTTTCTAAATCAGCATTACCACTCTGTGCTGCTACTGCAATTTCAGATAGTGCAGAATCTAGTATTTCTTTTACTTCTGAATTGCGTTGTATTACATCAACATTGATACCTAAGTTTGATAATTTAGTTCTGACCCAATTATTAAATTCTAACTTTTTTGCACTTAACTGTTTTTCAAGTTCAATGTTTGCAGCAGGTTTTGTATCTACTGGTTTAGTAGGGTCTTTGCCTTGTGCTTGTAATGCTCTTAAAACAGCAGCATATTTAGGATCTTCTAAGTCTCTAGGATTAAACTGTGCTACCGCAGTTTCAGTGACTGTTGCTTGATTTAATGCTGCACGTTGGGATGCCCACTGAGAACTTAATGTACCTACTTGCTGTTGGATAGCAGCATTTGACAGATTTGATTGTAACTGCTGTTGAAATGTATTACTGCCCGAAACTGTGTATCCTTGTCTAGACAATTTATCTGCTAATCCTGCAGCCGATTGTTGCCTAGCGGCTTGCTTAGCCTGCGCCATTGCTGTATTAGATTTTAGCGCATCAGTCCAAGACTCTTGAACTTGCTTAGAATTTTTCTTATTGTTAAGTTCATGAATTTGCATCGGTACGTCTCACAGTTCTTGTAAATTTATCTGGGTCACGTAGTTTGATAGCATTTAATAATTTACGATGCAAATTTTCAGCCTGTTCAGGCGCATAAGTGGCGTCAATTTCTTCTAGCAAACGAATTGCACTGGCGATAATATTAGAAGCACGATTTTCAATAACGTGGCGACGGTCGCGCTCAACATACATAGCGTCGAGTTCTTCAAGTAAACTGCGAGTTTTCTTTTGCATAATAACTAGGACCTTTTTATTATTTATTGTAACCAACAAAGTTTAAATTGAAGTTAATTTGGGCCACATGGGGTCTATGTTAAGTATTTCAGATTGATATTTTTTTATGTAGGCAGATTGTGCAGAATCCGAATTTAATTTTTTAAAAGACATTTCTAGAAATGTATCAGGGTCCTTAATTAATTCAAAGTTGTGTAGTATACGTTCTTGTATATCAGTACGTTGAATAACTTTTAAGCCATTGGATAGCAGATGTTTATTTTGTTCCATCATTTTCCAGGCTCGTAAACAAGGGTTTAATTCATATTGATACGAAGTGTCAATGATATCATCAAACGTATCAAGACCTATTTGCTTGATAGTGTCGTAAAATTTGTAACCATCACATAAAGGAATAGTTCCAGTTATCACTGCATTAAAATATTTCTCGTCGAGAGAACATCCATTTTCCCAAAAATTTACATTTAATACTATACTAACTGCAGATTTGTTTAATAAATTTGAATATTCAGCAACATTAGACATGAAATTAAACCCGCCTACATCTGAGATTATATGTTTCTTGTTGAGGCATTTAATCTCGTAATGGGATCCTTCCCATGTGGCTAACTCTGCTATTTTTAATAATTCAAACAACAGATTATTCTTTTCATCAGACTGCCAAGATTGAGTATAATCAAAAATTAAATCGTTTTTGTTATTGTATAACCAACAACTAGTTATAATTCTATTATACCTTTGATTATTCATTGGGCAATTAAACGATATCGTTTTTTTACTAAAATCAATATATGTGCTAGCAACGGTTTTATTATGTATGTTTGCGCATTGGTGTAACGCCACTGGAAGATACACAACATTATCGTTTTTTGAAAATTCTTCGAGATAGATGTAACTGTCGAAAATAAAAAAATTATTGGTTATATCTATTCCTGCGGCTGCAAATATTGGTATATAAGAATTTTTTCCAAATAATTCGGTTTTTAATTCGTCGATGGTTTTTCCCTGACAATTATCTAAACTAATGTGTGGCATGTGATCAATCATTACAAACAAGTCCGAAGACTTCATTATAGTTAAGTCAACGTCACTATATGGTTTGATAGTTTGTATTTTCATTTACGTTGTTTTAATTTTTCCCAACAACTGCTTGAGTTTTGCACTTTGTACATCTGCAGTTACTTTGGGTGCATCGTCTGCTGGTGCCATAGGTTTATCCCAGGCATGAGTTCCGCCTGCCGGCTTTTCCCATGCTGGTGCTTCGCTGCCCGAGTTTACAGTAGCCTTGGCTTTAATCGAGTCCATTAAATTTGCCTTAGGGCCGCCACGGAAAGTATCTGCGCCTTCGTCGCCGCCTGCATCAGTGATACGCATGGTGTCGATATTATATTCCAGGTCGATCTTTTGTCCCACCCCATTTGAACTGCGCGACTTCATACACTGAATTTGATACTTGCCACGCTCTTTAAGTGCTCTGCTTGTAAAAATACCAAACACGTTGTCAGCAGTGTTAATCTTACTAATACCACCTGAAATATGGCTATGGTCGAATTCAATTTCTTCCACTGCACTACGGTTCAACTGCGATGCTGTAACCATTAGGATACCTAGTTCTTTAGCCAAGTTACGTAGTTCTTCAGAAACATATTTGTCTTTAACAAACAAATCGTTAGGACTAACTTTGGCACTAACTGGCATCAGCAAGTCCAAGTAGTCAACCATAATAAAGTCTACTTTGTGACCTGTTTTGATTTGATATTCCTTTAAGAAACTGCGAATGTCATTGATATTACTTTGTGCTGGCAATGCTTTAACTTGATAACTGCCAGACTTCTTACCAATCATTTTAACTTTGAGTGCTGCGGTGGACTTGTCTTTGCGAATGTCTTTGGTACTCATGTCCGATAGCATAGCCGCAGTACGCAAACCAGTTAGTTCTTCTGATAGTTCTAAACTAATGTAAACACCATGCAAGCCCATTTGTACCCAGTTCAGTGCAATGTTCATCATAACCAAGGACTTGCCCGAGCCAGAACCACCAGCAAAGATGTTTAGTTCGCCGCGACTAAATCCACCGTATAGCAATCTATCTACTTGTGGCCAGCCTGTGCTAACTTGTCCACCGTTGTCAAAGTACTTGGTAAACATGGCTTCAGGATCAGACCAAAAGTCCATACCTAAGTCTTTGGTTAGGCTAATTTGTACAGCATCCTTGACTAGTTTTTCCACTGGTTCAAAGTCACCTTTTTCCAACAAGTCTGCTGCTTTGAGAATTGCACGTTCTAGTTCTTGACGTCGAGTAAAGCCTTCGAACTCTGTCATAAACCATTCAAAGTGCCCTTCGTTAAGATCAGGAACTGCTTGCAATTTAACGCCAGTTGCTGCCGCAATCTGTGTGCGGTCTGGCATGGTCTTGTATTTGTCTGAGTGTTCTTTGATAAATTCAGCAGCGGGACGCAAGCTCTTATCAAAGTTCAGCGGATTATAGATGTTAGCAACACGCACATAACTCTGCGCATCCTCCAACATCATTTCCAGGAATAAACGTTGTACATCAACTGAATAATCTTTTAGCAAGTTGTTTCTTTCTTAATTCGATTTTAATTTTACTAGTTTCTTTAGCTTCAAGTATAGTTAGCAGTGTGCCAAGGCGACCGTATTTCATTACTGCATCATTGATATCTTTGCAGCCGTCCCAGTTGGGTATACTAACTGCCCAACCTAATTCCACAGCACGATCAATTAATTCTAAACCAGGTTTGTCTTGATCAGGCACTACAATAACTTGACGATCTAAACTGCGAATCAATCTAGCCTGTGCATCA